GCTCTATACCTTGCCGATGGAATTCTCTTTGTACATTCTACCAACATCGGACGATACTCAAATTCGACCTTGTAACAGTTAGGTGTTAATGTGTATCGCAAAATATTTGGTTTCATTCTATACTATTTTCTTTTCTTTCTTGTTCTTTTTCTTTCCTCCGTGTACCACTTCCACTGTAACTTGTGGCACTTCGTCAGGCTTTACGTCGCCACTAAATGGATTATCATCTTCAAATTTTAGACTTTCTTCCTTTAGTCCCCATTTCTTTTCTTTGACGTACTGCTCCGCCTCGTATTTCACAGCCTCAACGGCAAGAGATAATTCGGATAAATACGGGTAATATTCATCGTCTGCAGTATTAATCTTTGGCGATGAAAGACGTATAACATCGCCTCTATTTAATATCCTCGTGCCTCCTAATGATATGTTGTTATCATCAATACAAATACTCTCTACATTGATGCGTGTAAATACACTATCTACTTCTATATCTCTTTGCGCCTGCAATTCAATAAGAGTGTATTTACTTTCTTTCTGTTCGGTTAAATGTACTAAGTGTGGTACTAATTCCTTTACAGCCTCTTTTAAGTCTCTGTGGACGATATTTGCGCCTATCATATTAATAGTGTCGCCATCGCCATTAGAATACACCACGTTTAGTGTATTTGTTTTTGCTAGTTGAATCTTTTTTATATTCATCTTTTATATTTTATATTGTTCGTAAAATTCTTCAAAATACCTATCATCGGGTATAGATAGCGTTATTCCTAACTCACTCGCTGCGTCTGCTTGTATTTTCGTCATAAATTCCGACATTTCAACAGTGGACAACATAGACGATGTTCTGTATATCTTTTCTTCCTTGTTATTCACGCACACAACACGTGAAAGGAATTTCTTGCAATAATACATATAAATATCGTCCTTGCTCGTTCCTGTGTTTTCTTCGATACAAGCAAACCACGCCCACATCAAAGCGTTTTGATTTATGGTGCGCTTTTCTCTCGTTCTCTTTACTGTTATCGTATAGCTACCATTAGAAAGAGTAGAGAATAGGTAGTCGAGTTCCTCACTTAACGACACCCGACCACCTTCTTTTTTCATATAAATAGTTTTCATTAAAACGGCAAATCATCATCAGTTGGCGGAGGGAAAGGTGCGCCTTGCTGTTGGTAATTATTTACTTGTGCTGGTTGAGCTGCTTGTGTTGGTTGAGATTGCATCGGCTGTTGAGCCTGCGCACCTTGTTGCGTGTTTTGCTTTGAGTTAAAGACGTACAAATCTTCTGCTATTATTTCTGCCGAAATTCTCTCCACGCCTTGCTTATCGGTGTACTTGTTGTAGGTAAGCATACCATCTACCGCTATACGCATTCCTTTCTTTACATACTGACCTGCGTATTGTGCATTTGCACGCCATACACACACGTTATGCCATTGCGTTACTTCGGGTACGTCCGTACCGTCTTTCTTTTTATAGCCTCCAGTACTCGTTGCGAGGCTAATTCTTGCATACCACAACCCCTGCTGTGTCTGCCTCGCCTCTACGTCCTTGCCAACAGTACCTATAAGGCTAATTCTATTTTTACATCTTGCCATCTTTATAATACTTTTATCGTTATACTACCTTTCACTGGCGACACTTTTACGCATTCCGCATATACATCGGGGTACTCTTTCTTTAATTTCGCCGTATCTAAACTATCACGTGTGCCGTCCAATTTCCTTGTTATCGTCAGACGTTCGCTGCTCCACTTTTTAACATTATGCTCTACCATAAGAGAGAGTAGACCAGCTTTCATTTCCTTTTGCTTTGCTTCCAGCTCTTTTATAGCTGTTTCCAGCTTTATAATTTCATTTTCAGCATCTTTAAGACTTACGGGCAAAGCCTCCTCTATAGGTTCTATTCCTGTATTTTCTGTTTTCTTTTCAACACCAAAATATTTAACCCTATACGGTGTACTATCCTCTTTTGCAAGATACGCCTTTATTATTTTCTTACAAGCTGCCGTTGGTACTCTCTTTAGTTCCATAAGCTCTGCCTTGCCGTACTTTTCTTTAGGTAGCCATATAACATACAGCTTGCCTGCTTTCTTCCCTTTGTTGCAAAGTTCAAAGAGATAAGCGTAAATAGACAATTGCAACGTTACGTTGTTTACGTGTATCTTGCTTGTTGTTTTAATGTCCGCAAGTGGGAAACAACCGTCCTCGTCTTTAGAGAATACAACATCAATACTTGACGCTATGTCCTTGCCGTCATCTACTAAGTACTCGTTAGCCTCCGTTACGAGGCTATTTTCTTTCTTTAACCTTATGTATTCCTGTACTTCGGGCAAATCATCGCCTAAACCGCAAGTATCGTATAGCTCGCACTTGCTATGAATTAAGCTGCCGTGTGCTGCTGCTTTCATCAGTACACTTTCAGGAATATCTGTATATGTGTCAGGAAATAGCCATTTAACAATAGCCGTAACACCTCCCAACTTTTTACCATTAAGCGTGTACGTATGCTCCGCTTCATTGAATATTACAGAGCTTTCTTTTAAGTTGTTACTCTTCATTATCTTTTAATTTACGCAAAACATCACTAATATCTATACTTGAAAAACGTTCATCGTGTTCGGGAAATAACGACGAAAAGTCTATAAGATAATTATCAAATCCGTAGCCGTCTCCAGCTGGAGAAAACGCAAGCATATCTTCCGCTTCTTTAATTTTATCTTCTTTGATAAAATTAATCATCTTGTTTAAGATTTCCAACGCTCCTTTTTTTAATTCTTCTTTGTATTTTTTGTTACAAATAGATTTTGCCTCGCATTCCGAAATACCAGCCTCTATTAAATTTTCTACAAGTTCGTTTTGAAACTCTTCTGATAATATTTTTTTCATATATTATGTCGTTTTAAAAGTTTTTGTCTGCTCTTGACAGGCTGCAATAAATTCTTTATCGTTTTTAAAATCTTCATATTGGTTATATATCGCCTCTAATTCCTTGCGAGTTTTCGTTCGCTTTACTTGGTCGATAGCCTCCAATTTATAATCTATCGCCTCCTTTGGCGTGCCATACGTATAGCGCACCTTTCCCTTGTCATCTTTTACAGTCAAATAAGACACCCTACGTGCCTCATCGTATTCGATAGCCTCAACACTAAAGCGTGTTTTCGGCTGTTGCTTGCCATTGTAACCTGTACGCCACTCGTCAGCATTCAATGATACCCACACGAAAGGACACGTGTATAATTCACGTCCTATGCCCCAATTAAAGCACGCACGCTTAAAAGCATCGGACGCCTGTCCTTTCTCTTTTTCTGTGTTACTTTCAGTGCCAACATCTTGCTTTGACACCCATTCGCCATTATCTGTGCGAATGCTCACCGTACAGAACAAGTTACCATTTACCACTTCGTGGCTGCGTTTCCAATTCTCCGCCCCCACTACTTCATCGAGTAGCTGCATATCTACTCGGGCGTTCTTATACATTAATAAAGATACGCCTTTACCCTCGCTGACAGTACCTACACGGCACTCTATTTCGTCAGCTTTTAATGTCCTAAAATTAAAATTATTGTCTTTCATATCTAAAAAATAAAAATTCGTGAGTACGGGGGTATCGAACCCCCTAAACAATCACTTGCTCGCAACCTTGCTGTACTCTCCTATGAAATCACTAAAAAAAGAACCTAAATACATTTAAATTTCTTTTGCCTCGTTTCACAACGAAACAAAAAGAATTACACAAAATGAATAAAATAAAGCTTAATAAAAAGAGTATTTTATGTTATCCTTTCCTACAACTCTTTACCAGTAGAGCTGCCACCGCAATAGCTGACAACCCTACAAATGGGTGTTGTTCTGCCGTAAGAACTCCGCAAAGGAATATCACAACGGCTATGTTATATAAAATAACATTTCTATTCGTTATATCTTCCTCTAACATTGTAGAGTACATTTCATTTTTGCACCCCAACCAATTAAATATTTTTTCTTTCATATTCATTCCGCTTTTGCGTGCCTTAACACATCAGCTGCGTTTATCAGCCATTTACCGTGCTGGCACTCTTTATTACCTTTCTCGGCTCGTATCTTTCCAGCCGTAATGAGCCTCTCTAAACGAGTACGCCCACCGACTATTTTCTCACTGAAACGAAAACCGAAAAATTTATTATTCATTACTCGCATTATAGCGAGTAATTTCTCTTCGCTACCCATCATCTTATACGTGTTACATCAACGTGTAAACCACGTGGAATAACAGAGAAAACGACCTTTTCTCTTCTCATCTGCGTGGCAATTTGGTAGGCTGTTACACGTACCGACCCCATTCTTTCTATAGGGTATCTTTCTACATCGCCTACTTTCATTTTCTTTAAAGTAGACGAAATAGGCTTTTTCTTCTCCCCGTATATGTATTTTTTT